ACTGTTTGCGATGATCGCCGCCATAGCGGTCGAAGACGCTGCCACCGCCGTCATAGCGGTCGAGGACGACGCTACGGCCGTCATGTCGGCATAGCTGTCCGGGTTGAGGCCAGAAAGGACTGCCACGGCCTTGCCCATGACTGCGCTGGTCGCTCCCGTGAGGGTTGCCCAGGCTGTTTCATTGGCCTTGACGGCATCAACTGCAACCGCGCTCCCGTAGACAGCAGCCACGGCAACATAGGACGCAGCCACCGCCGCCATAGCGGTCGAGGACGACACTACCGCATTGAGTGCGGCGCTGTTGCCGATCACCGCCGCCATAGCGGTCTAATGCGCACAAAAACGCCCTTATTTTCGGGTTTCGTGTATAATGGAAGATACACCAAATCCGAAAGGGGAAACACGTTATGAACGCAAAAACAGAACTCGCAAAGCGGCTTTCCGAAACTTTTTCCGGAGGTATGCCTGTGACCGCCGAAGCGCTCGCCGCGATCTTAAAGGACTATTCTATCACGAAAGAATCGGACGAGCAGCGCAGCGATTTGAACCGGAGAATCAAGTATTATCTGGGCGCAAAGCGCATTGACGGCTTGTCCGACAAGACCCTGGGGAACTACCGCTGCAACCTCGAAATGTTTGCCGCCAGGGTGAACAAGAGCGCTGCCAAGGTTACGACCGACGACATTCGCGGCTACATTTCGTACCTCGATGAAACGCGTCACCTGAAAGACACGTCGCTGCAAACGCACATCAACACACTGCGTGCGTTCTTTGGATGGCTTCACACCGAGGAACGCATTAAGAAGAACCCGATGAGCAAGATCAAGTCGCTCAAGCTGGACAAGAAGGGTGCTCGTCAGGCCCTCACGGTTGAGGAACTGGAACGTCTGCGCGATGCCTGCAAGACGTACCGGGAGAAAGCGCTGATCGAGTTCCTTGTATCTACCGGCTGCCGTTTGAGCGAAGTCGCGCAGCTGCGTGCGGCAGATCTCAATCTCGCAGACCGGTCGGTGCAGGTCACCGGCAAGGGCGACAAGGACCGTGTGGTGTATTTCAGTGTTCGCGCCCGCCTGATGATTGAGGAGTATATGATGCAGCGCAAGGGCGGCGACGGCCTGTTTGTGTCCAGCAAATCGCCCTACGAGCCGCTCAAACCTCGGGCAATCCAGCGTATTGTCCGCAGCTTGAGTGAGCGCGCCGGACTGGAGGGCAGGGTACACCCGCATCTGCTCCGGCACACGTTTGCGACCCATGCGTTAAACGGAGGCATGGACGTAACCGTTATCCAGCGCCTGCTCGGTCACGAGGACATTGCAACGACGCAGATCTACGCCGAGCTGAATGAGGAGGGCGTAAGGCATCAATACAATAAGTATGTGGCGAACTGACCACAGAAAGGAAGGACAAATGAAAATCAACGAAATCAAGGCTCTGGACTACCAGACCGACGGCGACCTGCTGACGATCCCGTTTGCGGAAACGTCGGTCGAGGCCGTGCTTGCACTGGATTCCGCTGTGCTCACAGTCAAGACCGATGCCGGTGATCCGGTTGAGGTGCTGGCAGGGTACGCGCTCAAGACGGCCACGGTCGCAGCCGCCGATCCGACGAGTGTCACCGCCGTGTACACCCGTGCGGTGGACGGCACAGCGGCCGCGCTGGACACGATCTCTGACCGGCTGGTACAGGCCGAACAGGAGAACAAGCTGCTCAAGGCGCAGGTCAGCGCCGCGACCGAACGCAGCGATTTTATCGAGGACTGCATCGCTGAAATGGCCGTTCAGGTCTACAACGATGAAGTTTAATATTCTACATTCATTAGAAAGGTTGGTAATTATGATGGCAATGTTTTTCGCACAGAGAGTGATCCTTGGCAAGACAAATTTTGACGAGGTGCCCAAGGCACTCAAGGCCAAGGTAGCGGAGATCCTGCTCGACAGCGGTCTGCCGGAGCTGGTACCGTCCGAGTTCGGCGGGACGGCTGACGTGAAGGGCAAGTAAATGCCCGCAGAAGTGATAACAGCGGCGCTGTCGCTGATGGGTACACTCGTGGGAACGCTCGGCGGTATTGCTCTGTCGAGCAACCTGACCAACTACCGCATTGAGCAGCTGGAGAAGAAGGTGGAGAAGCACAACAATCTCATCAGCCGGACGTACGAGTTGGAAAAGGAGTATTCCGTGCTGGATGAGCGGATCAGAGTGGCAAACCACCGCATTGACGATTTGGAGGAGATAGAGCATGAAGGTTAATATTCCGGTACGCATGAAAAATCCGTGGTTTTGGGTTGGCGTTGCATCGGTTGCGATTACGGCGATTGGTGTTGACCCGCAGACGTTTACGAGTTGGGCGGCTGTGTGGAACGGTGCTGTTTCGGTGCTGTCTAATCCGGTGCAGCTGTGCACGATGGCGCTTGCTATCCTGTCGGTATTTATTGACCCGACTACGGCAGGCGTGGGAGACAGCAAGACGGCACTCGGCTACGACAGGCCGAACAAGGAGGAGTAAGTATGGATATTCCGTTCTTACAGGCGAATTCGAGCAACTTTTACTCAGGCCGAGGCGGAAACAGCATTAAATACATTGTGATGCATTACACGTCGAACAACGGTGACACTGCAATGAATAATGCACAGTATTTCCATAATAACAGCGTACAGGCGTCGGCGCACTATTTTGTGGACGAGAACAGTGTTGTGCAGAGCGTCCGCGATTCGGACGGTGCGTGGCACTGCGGCGGATCGTTTGAAAGCTCGCACCATCCTCTGCATGGTATCTGTATGAACAGAAATTCTCTGGGCGTGGAAATGTGTAGCGACAAGGTGAACGGTAAGTTTATTATCACTGCACAGACTGTGGATCGTACGGTCGAGCTTGTAAAAATGCTTATGGCAAAGTACAACATTGACGCAGACCACGTTGTACGCCACTACGACGTAACCGGTAAAGACTGCCCGGAACCGTGGGTGCGTGATGAGAGCCAGTGGAAGTCGTTCAAGGCACGACTGACGGCCAAAGAAACTCCAAAGGAGGAAACCAAGATGACAGACAAGGAATTTGCGGCACATGAAGAACGCTATCAGGCGGAAAAGGCCAACCAGAAGCCGCATCCGTATGCTGCCGAGGCTTGGCAGGCGGCGACAGACGCCGGTATTATGGACGGTACCAAGCCGCAGAGTCCGCTGACGCGCGAACAGCTTGCGGTGATTTTACAGCGTTTAGGTCTGATCGGAAAGGGCGTGAAGTAAATGGGACTGGGTTCTATGCTGGCGGGCGCTGTTAAGGCGGCAGCTGCAGCGGCAAAGGCAAGCAAGAGCAGCACCGGCGGCTCGTCCTCGGGCAGTTCCTCGGGTTCTTCCGGTTCGAGCGGATCCTCGTCCTCCGGCTCGTCCGGCGCTTCGATGGCGGCAACCGGCAAGGGCGGCAGCTACGCTATCGGCTCGGACAAGGGCAAGGATTTTGTAAGTTCTGCGGCTGCCGGTTCGACCATGACGGGCAGTGATGGCTCGACGTGGAAGAAGAACAGCGACGGCACGACCACGATCAGCAAGGGCGGCCAGACGTTCACTTACGGCGGCGCTTCCGGCACCGGCGGCTCGGGCGGGAGCAGCTCGGGCGGCGGTTCGTCTGGCAGCGGTACTTATACGCCACTCGGCTCACATAACGACCAGACCATTAAGGACACGAGCGTGGAGGATTCCGCCCAGATGGCGGCGATCAAAAAGCGCTATGCGGAAGCACAGGCGCGCGGTGACACTGCGGCTATGAAATCCGCCCATGCGGACGCCGAGGCGCTGCGTGCGCAGTACGGCTACTCCGGCGGCTCGGACGGCTCGGACTACATCGGCAAGGGCTATGTGAGCGGCAATGTACTGGGCAAGCAGATGAGCAATCAGCTCAACAGCGGCTTTGATGCATATAAAAAGTACATGGAGGACGCTGCGGCACAGCAGCAGGCGGCGCTCAAGGCCAAGGTGGATAGCGCGGTTGCCAGCCTGAACGGTCAGAAATACGACGTAATGAAGCAGACCGAGGCCAACAACGCCGCTGCGGAAAAGGCGTATATGCAGAGCATTAAGCCCGGCGGCTCGAACGCGGAAAACCTTGCGGCAAACGGTTTGCTGACAAGCGGCCTTACCGAGTCCAGCCAGATAAGCGCCGGCAACGCTTATCAGAACGCGCTGAATAGCAACGCTACCACGCAGACCGAAACGCTTGCCAAGATCGAGCAGGCCATTACACAGGCACAGCTTACCGGCGATATTGAGGCGGCAAACGCGCTTGCCAATCTCTATAAGGAGATTGCCGCCAAGCGCTACGAGAATACGCAGAACATTATTGCGGCAAACCAGTGGGGACAGCAGTTTGGTCTTTCTCAGGCTGAGCAGACCGGCACGTACAATGGTCAGGCGACGCTCGCGGCACAGCAGCTTGAAATGCAGAAGCGTCAGCTGCAGGAGGACATTGAGAACGGCAAGGTTGACCGTCAGACGGCGCTTAAGCAGATTGAGTATATCAATGCGCAGATTGCGTACATGCAGGCTCAGACTACCGGTCAGAACCTTTCCAACAAGTATTCTCAGTGGCAGCTTAATCAGCTTTAACTACGCCAGAAGGCGGCGATTTTCGCCGCCTTCTCTCTTTAGGAGGTTACTATGGGCAGTTTTTACGATGATTTTAAGAAAAAACAGAACAAGAGCCAAAACAAACCTACGCTGATTAAGGTGCCGCAGGTTGTGCCGAAAAGCAATGATCGCCGTGCGACAGCGGCGCGCAACCGGGAGCAGCAGCGCGTGCAGGCTCACGGCGGACAGACGCAGACCACCCAGCGCGTGAACACCCAGCAGCGGACAACGGTGCGGCAGAATACATCTGTCGGATCATCGCAGAGGAGCACGCCGGTTGTACAGAGAACGCAGAGCACACAGCAGAATTCGTTCGGCCTGAGAAGTCCTCAGCAGCTGCTGAACAGTGCACAGAGTTCCAGCATTGCGAATGTGAACCGGTTTTCTGCCAAGCAGGCCGCACAGCAGCGGCGCAATCCGCGGCAGAACGTATCTACTGCGAATAAGAGCAGCGGCGTCGGCAACCCGACGCTGACGCAGTTTCTCAAGAACTCTATGGACTGGCACACGACCAGCGATCCGAACAGGAAGGCACAGCTGCACGCGCAGAACGACGCTCTGCGGCGCAAGCTCGGTTATGAATACAACCCGCAGAACGGAGCCTCTTTTGATAAGTTCGGACACGAAATGACTGCCGGCGTGCGCATGGCCTACGGCAGCAAGCCGACCGAACGACTGAATCAGGCAACACAGTTGCTGCATTCCTCGGGCGTGATGGGTAAGACAGACAAGGCAACCGTCTACCCGACCGCCATGCAGGCGGCGCAGGGCCTGACGGAGGACTATTTCAGCGGCCAGACCGGCTACAATGCACACAAGACGATGCATGACCTGTTTAACCGCTCGGATGAGACATGGAGCAGCGAGGACACGCAGAGCCGCGACAGGGCCCGTCAGGAGCTTTCGGACGAGATGAGCCGCATTATGAAGCGGTACGGCCTTGACTATCAGCCGCGCGACAACGAGGATGATATCATGAACCGGCTGAAAGCCGCCGGTGCGGATGAGCAGACGCTTGCGTATGTGCAGGAAAACATTGATCTGCGGCACGCGGCGGACCGCCTCGGCAACGGCATGGAGGCTGTCGGCAAGCGGTGGATCGCTTCGCTGCCGTCCCTCGTGGATACCTCGCGTCAGGTGAGTGCGAACGTGGAGGAGAGCCGCCAGAACGAGGAATACCGCCAGCTTGAGGAGCAGGAGCAGACGCTTGAACTCACCCTGCAGGGCATGAACAGCACGGCGGCAGACGGCTCGGTTCCGGCAGATTATCAGGCGATTTACGATCAACTGCAGGAGGTTAAAAAACGCAAGAACGAGCTGACCGTAAACAAGGGCGTAGACCCCAACAAATGGTCACAGCGCATGCTGCGCGAGGCAAACGAGGCACAGGCAAACGCCGAGGCCGGCTTAGCGCCTGCGCCGCGCTGGCTGACCGAACAGGGCATTTCCCTTGCGGGCAATGCGCCGGTGATGGCGGCAAGTGCGATTCCGGTC